CCACCTCACCGTCTCCTGTAGCCCAACCAGCGCCCATGGTCTTGATGTTTGGATCGCGTGTTTCGACATCTATTGCTATTTGCTTGGCCTCAAAAATGTTTGGTAGCTCACTAGGAGGCAGCCACTCTGACTTTGGCGTGTCAAACGCTAACTGCAACGCCATTACTTTTCTCCTCCAAGGGCGCCGTAGCCACAGATATCGAGCCAGCTGTCTTCATGGTCTGGTGTTTCTATCAGGCGTGATAGCTTGACCGCTATCATACATTGGTAGGCTTGCGATACGGTCACCTCTTTTTCGAGTATAACCGACCATAGCTTTGCTATGCGTTTGTGGTTTTCGTGGGCATCACCGTAGGCCTTGGCCCGTGGGCCGTTAATCATCTTCTCGGCTTTTGCTAGTATGTCTTTCCTGTTCATATTATGTAACTCCTCAATGCGTCTTCTGGCTCGATTAAATATAGATTTTTTTTAGTTCGTGTTACCCCAACATAGAACACACGGTGCAGCTCGTCGGGGTCACTCTCTGCTGCTTTCGAGGCGGCAGGAGATACATCGGTAAAGAGCACTACATTTTCGGCCTCTCCACCTTTTGATCCGTGGATCGTGGATAATGTTATACGGGGCGTGCTATTAAACTTCTCGCCGCGTCGCAACAGCGCTGTGATGTACGCACGCTCATTGTCGGGTATCTTATCCATGGCTTCATGCCATATCATATCATTCGTTGCAAGCAAGCCGTGATGCTGCTGGAGCTCTTCAAGACCTACTGTTTCATCGTCCGCCAGATGCGGTAGCTTTTTAAAGCCACGCTTTACACGGTTTCCCACGGACATATAGGAATATACGACACGCGCTATAGGCGTGGGTATTGCACGCCCTTTACGCATTTGTTCCCAACCGTTGACCGCTTCGCTTATTTTTTGTGAGATGGACCGATGGCCGTGGTACGCAAACAAATGACCACGACTTCTTAAATTATCTATAAGACTATGTAAAAAGTAATTAGCTTGGGCAAGTATAAGCCACGTGCCCTCGGATAGATCTATCTCTGATACGTCGTTAATACGTTTTACCAGACCATCTTCTTTTCGGGGCAGATAGGTTTTAGGTACGCGCTTATGTATTCGATTTGATATGCGTGACGCTATGGGGTGTATGTTTTGTGGCACGCGATAAGATTGCTCAAGCACCTCATACCCACCATCAAGACCGATGAAGTGTTCGACATCAGCTCCAGCCCACTTGTATATAGCTTGATCATCGTCGCCAGCACAATAGATCTTTTCCGAATACTTTTCTATAACATGAGCTACGTCCCATTGTAGTGGCGATAGATCTTGTGCCTCGTCAATAAAGCTGACGCTTAGGTTAGGACAGAAACGTGAGCTCTCGTTTACGAACAGTTCCAGCATATCGGTAAAATCATACAGCCGCAGGCGGTTTTTGTAGCTTTGTAAGGACCGCGCTACATAGGATAGCGTTACCCAATCCACCGTACTATCGGATTTATTGTACTGTTGTTTCAGGGATACCTTACGTAGCCGCGCTAGGTTTATGATGTTTAGATAGGGGTCACTGTTGTTTGTCTTGTCGAGTATGTTTTCATCTTCATTAACCTTATCCACAGTAATAGTAATACCTATGGCACTAGACAACTCACGATAGTGCTCAGGTTGCATGATTTGTTCGGCACGTATACCCGACAAGCGTAGCGCAAAGCTGTGTAGGGTACGAAACCAAGGCAGCTGGCTTTCGTTAAAACCAAACCGCTGGCACGCACGGTCTACTGCTTCATAAGCCGCTTGGCGTGTAAAGGCAAAGTATCCTATCTTTGATGGGGATATTCCTTGCGCTAACGCGTCATCGACTTTATTCAGTAGTGCTGTTGTCTTCCCTGTACCCGGTGGCCCGTATATTCTGAATATCTTTGTTTGCATTTAACTCGTCTATTTTATTTACTATGACACGGACACGCTCGCGTGACAGCCCGTACTTTTTTCCTATGGCGGTAAGCGTCATACCTCGGTGCTTTCTAAGATTGTGCATCTCTTTGTTACGTTCTAAAAACTTTAAATCCATGTGTTTACCCTGATATGTCGTGTATAAAATAGTCTTCAAACTCTTTCATATTACCGTATCTCTTAATAAAGATAGGCGTCTTCTCCCCTACCCATGATCCGATAACATTAAAATTAAAAAACTCTAACGCTTCCTCATACGTCATTCCGTCACGCCTACACAGTATAGCAATACACTCATCTTTATCATACGCTATAATATCTTCCTGACCACAACGTTGCGCTACGCCAAGGAACGCTTCATCAAATCCATCTGCTTTTAACATTAAAATACCTCTTTATTTTCTTGAGCACCAAAATCAGGAGCGTTAAGCTCCACGTTTACAGCATCAAAGGACGGTATCTGCCATACACGAATAGGCCGTCCTTTAATCTTTAAAAGCACACTTTCACCACCCATATCGCGCAGACGCTGCGCTATCTTGTGGCTCTTATACTCAAAAAACTTGTTGCGTTTTAGAAACGCATCAAAGTCTTTTAGTCGAAAGTATGTTTTTTGTTCCTCTTCATCGGTCCATGGCCGCTTGAGTAATATCTCTTCTTTGTCCTGTGCCTGTTGCATATGGCGGCAGAACTCCTCAAGGTAGTCATAAAACTGGCCTGTAATACTAGCGTCCTGTGCTACTTCTATGATAGCGCTTTCATTGTCCTTCATTTCTTGCATCAGGCCACCTATACGGTTTTCCCATAGGATCTTTGATACAGAACGTGGCATAAAGTTTAGTTGCTCCATGCAAGAGCGCTGAAAGGTAGATTGATTAAGTAGCGCATCGGTGTCCATCTCCAGCGGCTCACCGTTTACATCGACAAACCACACAGGCGGCGTAGAGTTATACTTACGTAAGTTTGCAATCACCGCGCCCTGTACGGCTGCTCCTACACCGTGTTTACGTGTAAGGCATAGTGTTTTATTGCAATGCGCGTTGATGGGCGCGTCGCTACATTTGTATACGTAATCTTTCTTTTCAAGCTGCTTTGCTACAATGTTCACCTCATTTAGCGGTAGAGGCGGCTCTAAATACTCCATATTGTATTTCAATATCTCGGACTCCCAGCTGTCTGGGTAGGCCTTGCGTAGATAGACGCCCAAGTTAAACAGGCCATTGTTACGACCACCCTCTGATATTTTATTCTTTGCCAGTATTTGTAGACAAGGAGGTCCATCAGTAAGCTGGTGCTGTTCAGCATCGCCGCCTATCTGTATCTTAGTTACTTGCTCAGGGGTTTGCTTATATTTTTCATAGAGTTCTATAAACTCGTCTAGGGTAGCGCTGGTGCCGTCATCTTTGATAGCATACCGCAGGCCGTCTTCACCATTGTAGTACGGCAAGTTGAGAAAGTTGCCCACATCATCGCGGTCTAAATGTAATTTTATCTGCTTTGGAAAGATCTCACTGCCACCATACCCTAGTGCAGCGGATACCTGTTGTAACGTAAACTGCATATCCTTGGCGTCAATCCACTCTGTTGTAAATAAGAAACAGTGTGCACCGCCTGACTTGGAGCGACATATAACCAGCGGCAGTTTAAGTTTTCTAATTTTATCTATTAGTGTTTTGTGGTCTAGGGGGTACTGATCAACATCAATACACCCCCAAACACATCTATTGTCTTCATTGATAGGTATGATACCAACGGCCCTACCTTTACCTGACAAGTGCCCTTCCCACAGATCCTTGGTCCGTGGTTCACGTACTATTGCAGCGCGGCCCGTGCTCTTACCATTTAATTGCTTCTTATCAATCTTGAACGTGCCGTAGGCTAGTTGTAGGCCGTTAAAGATAAAAGCAAATTTATCAGCTGAAGACATGATTAGAACGGTATCTGATCTTTTTCGCCGCTCTTAACATCTTCATTCTCACGTTTCACTTCAACGTTGCCCGACTGGACACTCTCGGAGAATGCTTTTGCCTGTTCATATGTCGCTAAGTTTTTTGCAAACTGAGTAGGATCTTTCTTCTGAGTGTCCTCATCAAGAAGCGGTCCTTCCAGTTGCATTTCCCAACCGTGCCATGAGCCCTTATCATTGGACTCACCAAGGGTTTTAAGACGGAACTTATACGCGAACCGTGCAAACCCATCCCTGTCACACTGCGCCATAATCATGCTATTAAATTTGCGTGACTTTTTTAGCTGTGTAGACTTCATGGGTATAAGCGCTGTTTCGCCTTTTCCGTCCGCACCAATCACTAACACAAAGTGCTGGTGCGTTTCCTCGATGTAATCCCCACTGCCATCGGTGCAATACTCCTTATTGTCATCCTCTGACCGTTTTACGTCAGGACATTCTGCTCGTGTCTTGTAGACCGTAGGAGCGCCGCTACCTTGGCCTCTGGGGGCCCATCGTAGAAATTCACGCTGATAAGCAACCGGAACGACTACAATGCCTTCCTTGCCGCTGTATAGCGCTTCGGTAACACTATTGTATATGTCACCCTTTTTACCATCGAGCTTGTCCATCATTGGATCGACACCCGATAGTATCTTGATAAACGGTAAGGCAAGATCGTCTTTACCAACGTTCTCGTTTCCCTTTCCCGCGTCTTTTTGAAGTTGTGCAAAATCAAATGCGACAACTTCTGTAGCTTTCTTTTCAGCCACTGATTTACTTGCTTCAGCCATTCTTTGCTCCTTTAGCTTTAGTGATAATTGCTCTTTGACCAACATACGCCCCAAAGAGGTCCATGGGGAACTCATCCCCGTTTTCCACACGTTCCTTAACAAAGGATCGTAAGGTGCTCGGTTCAATCTTTTCGGTTTGATCCGCGACAAAACCTTCTTTTTCGGCGAAGGCCTTGAACGAAGACGCTTGATCATCTTCTCCGCGTCCAAACTGACAAGATATGATGTTTTTGATAATGTCGTCATAGCCATGCTCCCTTAGCCAATCATAAGCAGCTGGTCGATTGTCTACCTTGATAGATGCGCCATACTGCGGTTTTATAGTTACTTTTGATCCGTCTAGCAGAGTAAACTCCATAGAGTTAGCTTCTGTCATCAATGCCGGTAGATCTTCGTCCGTCATCTTTAACAGCTTCTTTTTCTCTTCTTTGAGCCTTTCGTCTAGTTCTTTCACAAAAGCATCTTGCTTAATGATAGCTTCAGCAAATCCAGTAAGCGTGGATAAGTCTTCATTATCTAACGTATGCTTGGAAAATAAGGAGCCTTGATTGGCATCCTCTT